ATGATAAAACTATTAAAACAATTTATATAGAATATAAACATTCTCAAAATGTTGATATAGATAAGATAAATGAACAAATTAATAAAATAATTACAAAAATATCAAATTGCTAAACACATTTTACAAATTATCTTTACTTTATATTGTTTGCCTTATACAATACATTTTTTTTTAGTTTTTTTATTTTATTATATATAAATATATAATAATAAAAATTGATATAATATATATTTATATAACATATATATATTGATATGACTTCTTGTTCATTTATTGATTTTGCAAATTTATTAAATAATAATATTGATAATGTTAATAAAAATGATATAATTTATAATATTAAAGAATTATATGATTCCAATACAAAGCATCTTATTGTACGCAAATTTAATATTGATGATATTAAAGTTAAGAGAATGCTCGCTGTTATTAATAATTATATTGATTTTTATGGAAATGATGAGACTTGTGATAGAAAAAAATTAGAAATTGAATATAAAAACAATATTATTGATAATATTAGTAATAAATTAAATCCTCCTGAATGTTTCTTTACAAGATCAAGAAGAGATTATCTTGATTATGAACATAAAAATAAAGTAGAAAATGATAATTGCGATATTAATAATCATTATTATAATATTAATAAAAAATATGAATATTATAATAATCTTGTGAAAAAATCTGACGTAACTGAAGAAGAAATCAATTATTATTATAATCAAGAAGATTATTATGAAGAAGATTATGTATCATGTAGTTGTAATAGCGAAGATTATTACTATGAAAACGATATATTAAGCGATAATGATAGCGATTATTATTCTGATGAATTATATTAAGTTATATATTAAGTTATATTACATTATTATTACATTTTACAATATTTATGTAAATTATATACTATAGAATATGCTATAATATTTTTTATTTTTTATTAGGAAAGAAAAATGTTTCTATAATTTAGTAAAAATATAAAATTTGATAGAATATTATAAATAGATATGTTTCATTTATAGCAATGACTACTATCGCGTTACCTAATGCTTCGGATAACTATGATGATAATAAATGTCAAGAAGAAAAATATGTATTACAAAAAATGGATAAAATAGAGCGTATTAAACGATTAAGAGAACATTTAGCTCTTTCCAAGGTAAATCACGAAGAACAAATTATGAAACTTGTTACTTTAAAAGAAGCAAATACATATTGTGTAATACATGATGTATCCGCACAGAAATACGGACCATTGCTTGAAAAATTCATAAGAACAAAATTCAATTATAATAAAAATAAAGCAGAAAATTGCACAGGCGACTTGTCCAAGGATGGAAAGAATTCTGAAGTAAAAGTATCACTTGGAGGGGCAAATCATACAAAATTTAATTTTGTACAAATTAGACCTTCGCACGATTGTGAAATTTATATATTAACAGCATATCATCTATCATATGAAAATGTAGAAACCGAGGGTGAATTATATATATTTAAAGTTCCTAAATCTGATATAAAAAAATTAGTAGTATCTTATGGTGGTTACGCACACGGAACTATTAAAGAACATGGTATTATTACTAATGATTCTATTAATGATGAATTATCTACTAAAGAGTATGCTATTCGTCCAACTATTAATGACGAATGTTGGAAAAAATTAATGGAATTTAGAGTTCAAGAATCAGAGATTTAATCGAAGATTTAATGATCCATTTAATCATATATTTCACTATAAAGTCTTACAAGTTCTCCTCTTCCAATAGAGTTTTGACGTGCTGTATTAAGACTTAACGAATAATCAAGACAAATAAATCTTTCTATGAGAGTATTTTTATTTATTTTTGATTTAATCCAGTGCCAACTTTTAGGACGGAGTAATTCAAGATTATTATCTATTATTTCTCCGCACTTTCCACCATAAGCACGTATAGCAAAATCAGCCCCTTCAGGAGGTGTCGGTTGTCCTTTTATATCATTAGGACCAAATCCTAAAAATTCCCAGTCATCATGTTTTTTCGAAAGTTCAATAATAGAACGTTTAAATTCTTTTTTCTCCCATATTTGAAAACAGCATTTTGCCATCATACGAGGTGTAAATGAACAAGGGTCAGTAGGTATTTCTTCGTCAAATATAAGATGAAAACTTGTATTTAATTTATTATGAATGCTTGGGCGACGAAATGTTCGTGGAATAATAAATGCTATTACATCTGCCCATTTTGAAGCATGATTGAAAAACTTAACAGCAAGAGAACTTATTCTCCCAAATGGAGGATTGCCTACAACAAGAATCTTACCAATATTATTTGGTGGATTATATGTAAAAAAGTCCTGTTTAATAATATCTTTATGTTCAGGAGAAATATCAATTCCTATTTTATTAATTGTTGGAATTATTGTAAAAAAACTACCATTTCCAGCACTGGGTTCTATAACAAGTCCCCATTCATCCCATTTATATATATTACCTATATTTGTTAAACATTTTTGAGAAATTTGAGGAATAGTATAAAACTTATCAAGTCCTGCGTCACGTACTTGTTCTATTGTTGCCATCGGCAACCTAATGTTATTTATATTACTTATGTTAATTATAATATTATTTTCTTTAATAGTTTAAATCAATTTTTTAATTTATTCTATTATTAGATATAAAAAATGATTTATATAATATTATAACTTTATAAATACTTTATAAATATAGAGATGACTGATGTTATATATATAGGTGCACATATAGGGCGAGACGAAAAAGGTATTATTGAAACTATGAATAATATAAAAAAAAATGGAGGAAACGCTTTACAGATATTTGTATCTAATCCGCGAAGCAATACTATTTCAAATATGGAAAGTTATATTAAAATTGCTCCATATATTAAAAAATATTTAAAAGATGAAAATTTTAAGATAGTAATTCATGCTCCTTATACTATTAACATAGCAAAAGATAGTGTAGAATGTAAAAGAACTATGTTATTAGAAGATTGCTATTGGATAAAATTATTAATTAATCAATTAATAATTTCTGATATGATAGGTTCGGAAGGTATAGTATTACATGTTGGAAAATATGTAGGATTATCTCCTGAAAAAGGTTTACAAAATATGAAATCAGTAATAGAATATTTAGTAAAAGTAATGGAAGCTAAAAATTTAAAAACAAAATTAATTATAGAAACACCAGCAGGACAAGGTACTGAATTATTAACAAATTTAAATAACTTCGTTGATTTTTATAATGAGTTCTCAAAAAAACAACAAAAATATTTAGGTATATGTTTTGATACAGCACATACATGGGCTTTAGGATATGAATTAATAGATGCTTATAATATTCTATTCAAAAAAAATAGTTCTGATATAACTATAATTCATTTAAATAATAGTTTAGTTAAAAAAGGGTCATTAAAAGATAGACATTCTGTTCTATTAGATGGTGAAATATCTGTAGATACGATGAATGATTTTATATCAAATCTTAGCAAAAAAAAGATACCAATAATTATATTAGAAACTCCTTCAGATAATTATAAAATAGAAATAAACCATATTAAAAATTTATTAGAATAAAATTAATTATTATTTTTATGAAGATACTTTAGTTACACATCAGTAGTATTTGCTGTATCAGTAGTATTTGCTGTATCAGTAGTATTTGCTGTATCAGTATTAAAATTATTATTTTTAGCTTTATCAAAAAACTTATTCATCTCTTTATCATAATCATCGCATAATTCTCTTATACCTTCCCATTTACATTGTGACTCAGTTATGTTTTTAATAGATTTTTCTTGAACATCCCATAATTCAATAAGAGTATTTAAAACATTTTTTTCATTTTTATTATAAATAATCTCAATTTCTTCATATTTCATATTTTCAGGAGCTTGTTTTATTACTTCATCCATTTAATACTATTGTAGATATTAAACAACATATTTTTATATGTTTTTATATGTTTCAATTTTAGTTTTATCATAAATATATTCAGATAATTCATATGCTATTTCTTCATAAGGATGCTCGTTATGATATCCTCCTGTTACATCGCTTATACTTTTAGGAGTATCACTATTATAAGTACATATCAATATTTTATTAGTAGATATTTTTTTATAAATTTTGTTATTAATATCAGGATTAGATCTTTTATATTTAAGTTGGTTATTTAATTTGAAGTCATTTTCTATTATTTCATTTTCTAATTCAATATATCCCATTTTTTTAATTACTTTATTAAATATTTCTTCATTATATCTTTGATATATGTGTATCTTCTCGTGTATTAATATTTTAACTATATCCTCTTCGTCGTAGTTAAAAAAAGTATTAGATAAAAATATAATATTTTTTCTTGTATGTGGAAATCCGTTTTCATATTTAATTTCCTTATCATTTTCACTATTATTTATAATTGTTTTAGCAAATATCCATTTAATATTTGCTATATCATTTAAATTAATATAATTTATATAATTTATATCTATAAATTTAATAGTATTTAATAATTTATCAGCAATTATAGTTGTCTTATTTAATATTTGTATTTCACTTTCTGTAAATGATGCAGCTATTTTTTCAAAGTTTTCTTTATATTTATTTATTGAACTTACATTTCTTGCATATAAATCAATTTCTGATAAATTTTTAACAAAATTATCTTCGTCTTTTGTTAAAAATGCTAATGTTTCTTCCTTATTCATATAATAATTTCCATTTTTTCTATCAAATGAAGAATATACAAAATGATAGACGACTAAAGATATACTTATTATAAAAATTATAAATAATAGAATAAATAACATATAGTTATATTTCATATTAATACTAATATTATATTATAAAATTAATACTATTTATATTTTTAATTTACTACCCTTTTTTTAGTTTCTTTTTTTGACATATTTTTAGCATTTTTCCCACCATAAACGCCGCTAATATCTTTTCCTTCTTTTTCTTTTTCTCCTTCTCCTCCTTCATCTTTTTTACTTTCTTTCTCTTTTCCTTCTTTATCTTTTTTACTTTCTTTTCCTCCTTTTTCTTTTCCTCCTTCTCCTCCTTCATCTTTTTTACTTTCTTTCTCTTTTTCTCCATCTTTTTTACTTTCTTTTCCTTCTTTATCCTTTTTACCTATTTTATTTTTTTTATTTTTATATTTTTTATTAAAGCATATTTTTGGATGATTAGTAATTGTATTTTTACTTTTACTTTTAATTACATGATTCATTGTAATATAATCAGATTTACAATACACTTCTTTGTTATATTTTGAAGTTTCAGCAATTTCTTCTATAAAACTTTGTTTTAAAATTAAAGGTGCTATATCTTTTTGTTTTTTATAAAAAATTACATTACTATTTTCAATAATATGATAATATTTAATATAATGTATCTTATTATTATCTATTTCACCTTTTGTTTCATCTTTTTTTTGTTCTGCTTTTACAAGCTGATTATATACTACATTAGTTTTTATATATTTATCTTTGGTTTTATTTAATATAATTTTACAATATCCATATGAATTTATTGTATTATATTCAATATTATATCTGCTAACAAATTTTCCAGTGTCATTATCAACAACGTCATAAGTAGTACTTCCGGATAATATATTTTTTTCTTCGTCACCAACAACTTCTTCAATTATATCAGGATTTGCTCCACCGGTTCCAGACATTATCTGTATTACACTTTCATCACCTTTTGTTATCTTCATAATATTAAAATTATGACAATCAGCACACAAATAAATACAATTAAAATCAGCAAGTAATTTATAAAATTTATCAAATGTTTCATTTGTAATCTCCAAATTTTTGGTAAATATATCCTGACCATTTTTATCAGGCTTTAAATAAAATAATGGAAAATGACCCATTACAAACACTTGTTTTTTTATTATATTTATTATATCTTTTATCGAATTATTTCCAGGAAATTGTGATAAACTATCGACAAAATCAGATTCTTCTTCTAATTTTGTATAATAATTATTTAATTCATTTCTTAAAGCTTCAAGTAATTTATTTTTAATAATTGAAATATAATTATGATTTGTAAAATTATTAGTATTTATTATTAAAACCATATAATTATCAAATGATTTTATTTCTATATCATCGCCACTATATAACATTATTTCTTTAGAATTAAAATTAGGATCATTTATATCTTGCTTTTTCAATTCTTCTTTATATTTATCGTTTAAATTTTCTAAATTTAATTCATTAGCATAATCATCTGTTGAAACAGAATTTATAAATTTAAAAACAGGATTATTTTCTTCATCATTATTATAATTGTTGTAATTAAATTTATTAAAATTACGATATTCGGTATTCTTTATTTTAGCATTGAAAAATTTTTGAGTTGTTATCATACAATCTTTATTACTCGGTAGTGCTAATCCATCAATTTTATCTTGGTTATCTTGGTTATCTTGTGTTTCATCATGATTACCAACACACATATACACGTCTTTATTCATATTATATAAAGAATAATATCCAGATATTAAAATAGGTGTTACATAATTTGTTAAATCTTTTGCGTTCATAGCTGCCAAATCGCTTTCATCGTTACTTATAATTTTGTTTAAGACTTCGTTATTATTTGTAATAAAATTATACCAGTTATCACCTGCTATAAATACCTTATCTGTATATAATTCAAATTCTTTTATTGTATATAAAATTATATCACGATATAAATATTTATTATCACAATTAATATTATTCCAACATCCAAAAAATAAAAATGTATTTGGAGAATCTTTTTTCATAAAATTTGCAGACATTATATTTTAATATTTATATTCTAATACAACTGAAAGAAAAATAAAATAAACAAAATATTTTTTATTATGTATATAATGTATTATAATTATATGTAGTGTTATTATATTTTTTTTTACAATATGTATCATAAAAATTATTAGTTACATTGAAAGGTAATGAGATTTTAATAGAATCAATAGGAACATATATCATCATATTAATCCACGAAGTAATATTATTTATAGCTCTTTTTAAATTACGAACACCTTCTTCTTTTTCAATATCATTGATAATATATTTTAATAATTCATTTGAAAACAATATATCATTCTTATTTAAATTATATTGTTTTAAAATTTCTGGGATTATATAATCTTTAGCTAATATTATTTTTTCATCAGTATTATATCCGTTGACATTTATAACTATCATTCTATCTTTTAAAATTGGATTTATCTGCGATTCGTCATTATATGTAAATATAATCATTGCTCGAGATAGATTAATATCTATTTCTTCAAAATATCTATCATTAAATTTATCATTTTGGACAGGATCGGTTATATGTATCAATGTATTTATAATTTCTTGACCTTTGTATGTATTAGATACCTTGTCTAATTCATCAAACAATATTAATGGATTCATGATTCCTGTTTTCATTAATGATTCGCAAATTTTACCATAACACGAACCTTCGTATGTATAAGAATGTCCTTTTAGAAAAGACGAATCATCAGTACCGCTTAGGGATATAAATACATTTGGATAATTTAAAGCATTACATATCCCTTCTTTAATTAATTTTGTTTTACCTACACCAGCACTTCCTTGTATTCCTATAATATAACCATAAGCTTTTGGAAATGATATTAATTGGGCAAGAACTCTTATAATTTGTTCTTTAGCATCTTTATGCCCGAATATTTTTTCATCCATTTGTGATCTAATATTATTTAAAGATTTGCAGATAAAATCATTTCCGTCAGTAATTTTAATAGGTATTTCATAAAATTTATTGAATGGTATATTATTTAATGCTAATAACCACGTGCTTAATTTATAATATTCCGATGAATTACTATTCATTTTATTAAAATGTTCAATTTTATTTATTATACTTTTTTTTGTTCTTACATTAATATCAGCGTTAAGTATTTTAAAACGAATTGGTACATCAGTTAGGATTGAACTATTATCAACATCTTCTTCAATATTAATTATTTCATTTTTATCATTTTCAGGTAAAATATCAAAAAACTTCTTTTCTATTGTGCTATATCTATTATAAAATTTATAATTTTTCTTTTGTATCGGATGTTTCTTTAAATTTATAGAATTTTGTATTATATTATTTTTTGGTTTAACTATTAAATATATCATGTTATTTGTATTTTCATCATCTTCATCTTGAAATTTATTAAAATTATTATTATATACTATATTATCACTTACACATTTATATTTTTCATCTTCATTATTGATATAATTTTTACATTCGCATTCTTCTTTTTCATCTTCTTCATCTTCGTCTTCATCATCATCTTCGTCGTCTTCTTCGTCGTCTTCATCATCTTCTTCGTCTTCATCATCGTCTTCTTCATCATCATCTTCATCATCATCTTCACATTCATCATCATCTTCGTCAATATCTTCTTTACGGATCTTTTTATATTCTTTACCTTGTTTGTTTATTGCCATTTTAATAATATATAGAATTATTCATAAGTATTTTTTATATTAGAAAAAAAATTTATTATACAGAATATTTATTATATCTGTAATTAGCTTAATAATTCCATCATATTTTGTTTAGTATTTGATGAGCCAGAACCTGTATTTTGTTGCATATTTCCGCTACCCGAACCACTTCCTGAACCGCTACCTGAACCACTACTTGAACCACTTCCTGAACCGCTACCTGAAGATGATTCGCCGCTACCCATTTGTTGCATTGAAGATGTTTCTGTTTGAGTATTTCCACAATTAAAATATAATCTATTATTTCTTAATACTGGTAAATCGCATATTACTTCGGTGCCGCTATTAGAATTTGTACCACTATTAGAATTTTCTTGATTTTCAAAACTTTCGTATGTTTTTTCAAATTCTTTACCCCAATAATAGTTAGAAGATATAGTTCTAACAATTTTGTTAATATTTATCAAATAATAGGTAAATAATATAATTATTAAAATGATAGCAATTAAAAATAATAATCCCATATATTTATTATTTGTAAAAAGGTTAATATTGTAAAAACTAACTATAATTGTACCTAATAATATAATTGAAAATAGTGTAACACTATAATTTGCATTTTCATATTTAATCATATCAGTATTTATATTAGCATCATTTGTTTTATTTTCAAGAAAACTATTAACATAATTCTTATCATTATATTTATGTGTTATTAATGAATTTAATTCATACTCTTTATTAAATAAGGTTTGTGTATCTGAATATGTATATGATAATTTAATTAAATTAATTAAATGTCTTGCTTGTGTCGTTAACATATTTGTAACATAAGTTTTTTTTGCGTCTTTATAATCTGCATGATTCTCTAATTTTTCATTGACGGCAGGAGTAGTTTTTGTAGGATTAACACAATTTAAAGGACATAGAGTATTTGTATAAGATGTTGTCGGGGTTCCGGTAGTTGTAAAAGTTTCAATATAACTTTCGTCAATATATAATGTATTAATTATATAATATAATGATAATAATATAATAAGTGTACCAAAACATATTAAGGATATCATTTTCATTAAACCTATTTCAATTTTAGCAATATTTATAACAATTAATGTAAATATTATAAATATAATTATTAATGTAAATATTAATAATTCGTAATATAATATTTTATTCTTTGATTTATTTGCGTCAAATATAGACTTATTATTTAAAATTTTAGTTTTATTATGATTAATATTATTTTCAAAATTATTTATATTATTAGATAAATTTAAATTTTTATCTTCTAATTCTGATATTCCAATCGCAAATAAATATACGGATTTTTGAGTATGTGTATATATATTACCAGCTGCTGTACCGCTACTTGTTAATTCTGTTGGGGTTTCATCTATGATTATTTCTGGTTGTCCTGTCGAAGATACCTCAATCTTAGAAATTCTCGATTTAATATTATAATCAGGAATATATAGTAAATAATTTTTCCTTGTATTAAATTGATCATTAATTAATTTAGCTTTTGTAAGAGACATAGTTGTATTTCCAGAAATCTTTTTAGTGATATTATCATAAGTAAATGTGTTAAATATTAATTCTGTAGGTTCGGCAGCATAATTATATCTATTTTTAATTGGGAAAACATCTTTTATTTTATTAATTTCATTTTCAATATTACTTATATTATAATCAAGAGCTGTTTTAAAATTTTCTGTAGTTCTCGCTGATATATTCTTTCCTGTTATATAATAAACAAAATTATCAGAATTTTGGTAATATGAAGTACTTAAATTAGAATAAGTTATTTCTAAACTCAATGAACCATCATTTAAATTAATAGTATCTGAAGAAATATAATTTATAAATTTTTGTTTTTTATAATCAGGATAATTTAATACAAGACAGTTTGACAATGACCATGCTAAATTATGATAAATATTAATTGCGTTTATAGACATTAATAAAAATGTTTTTAAAGAATGTAAATAAAATTTTAAATATTCTAATGTAATTGCTAAATTATCATATTTAATATTTCTAATCATTATAAGAAACATTCTTATTAATTTTTGATAAGGTTTTTTAGTATCTGTGAAATTCCCAGATGATTCATTATCGAAAGAATATTCTAAAATACCATATGTATATTTTGCGTCTGTTGGTGAGGAAAGCATACCATCATGTAAAGTTCCGTATCTATCAGAAAATGTAGTTGTTTTTATAGTTTGTGAGGTTAGTTTAATACTATCACTTGATGGTCTTGTAGTACTACGAGCTGTTGTATGATGTTCTTTAAAATAATTAAATGAACTTTGTTTATTAAATTTATCACCAATATATAAATATAACCCATTTTTACCTTGTTTATGTTCCGAACCAGCTATCGGTTTATTAATAAACATACCTTGTTGTGCATTAGTATATAATTGGTTGCATACTATATGTATATCTTTATAATTTTTAATTATTTTAGCATTTGGTATTGAAGGCGAAACATTTAGATTAGAGTATGTGACTAATTCTTTATTTTCTAAATAATTTGCAGTATAAGTTGATTCGTCGGCAATATTTTCATTTGTATTATCCCACATACTTCTATTTCTATCTTTGTCTTCATTTAAATTAATACTTAAAAAAGCTTCAACAATATGAATATAAACATCTAATAAAAAAATAGTATAATATATTTGTCTTACACGTTTTTCATCAAAAGCTTGTGCATTTGAACTTATTTTATTATAATAAAACAAATGCTGTTTTTTAGTAGAACCTGTAGTAAATGATGCTGGTAATAGTGTGTTTCCAACACTACCAGATAGTCCTGGTCCTGATGTATAAAAACTTTGATCTATGTTTAAATAAAAACAATTCTCTAAAGTGTTTTTAAAAATATCTTTAGACATAGTCGTATTAGTATTCCCACTTGTATCTGAAGCAGTTAATTGTGACGCTAATGGATATACACCAGCTATGTCAGAATACGTTGTTGTATTTAATAATGCGTCGTATACAGCGTCAAAAAATTTTTTTGAATTATCATAATCTTTAGCTGATGTCTGTGATAAAGAAATATCCTCATTAGCATTCCCTTTAATATTTGCACTAATCCTTTTTAAATCTTTGTATAAATCAGAATATATTTCAATAGTTTTAGTATCCAGTAAAGTTGTCATTATACTTAATTATTTACTACTCTATTATTTTAAAATATATTATATTTTTAAATACAAGATCTATACGAAAAAGATTCTCCGCTATTTTCATTATATCTATTAATTTTAACTATATCTCCGTGTTTTAATCCAATCCATTTAGCAATAGGATCACTTTGTAAAATAACATGCATATGTATTTTAGTTCTTGTCATATATTCTTTCATAAATTCTTTTACTTCTTCCTCTGTAAGTTTAGTATGAATAGGAACATATTCATGTTTTGTAGGATTAAACATTAATTGACGTAATGTGAAATATTGCAACTGACCACCATTTTTTTGAAATAATTTATCATATTTATTTAGTAATGCTTTAACAGCCGTAGATATAGATTCATTATTGAAAATTAATATTATATTATTTTTTGAACCATATTTACTTATAAAATCTTGGATATTTGTATTACTATCTTTTATTTTTTCTTTCAATTCATCAATTATTGTTTTTCTTAATTTTTTAGTAAGTGCATAAATTACGGAAGTATTGGAAGTTTGAATATCAATAACATTTCTATCTGTTTCAAAATCTTCTTTATTCATTGATAATAAGTGCTCTTTAAATATAGACATGTCGTCGCCTCTACAAGATAACATTTCTTCGATGTTTGCATTAACTATATCAATATCCATTATCTATTCTATAATAATTATATCTTATTATTATATAATAATAAAAAAGTCAATTTTTATTAATTATTTGATTTTTTGCTTTTTCAATTATTTTAGGATCTATATAACTATTCTTACATACTGAGGGCGTGTTGTGTAATTTATTTGCTGTAAATTCTAATGCTTTTTTTATTGGATTTTTACAATCAATTGATTTATTGAAAAAATTAATAAATAAATTGTTTGCATTCCAAGTCCTTAAATCTTTTGTAGTTATTTTAACCTTAAGTTTATTTTCTAAATATCTATTAACATCGTTTGAATTTACACATGTATCTTTATATGAAAATATATATTGATTATTAAAATCTTCATTTTTTTCTTGTATATTTATTAGTTTATTTAATAAATAATTATATATATATTTATTATTACATATTGCTTTATTCTGTACTCCTTTTTTCCCAATAAAATCAAATATTATCAGATTTTTTTTATCTTCGCATATACTTATATGTGAAAATTTTAATGTAGTTAATCCATGTGAATTGTTTTCTTTTTCATATTTTTTATTACCAATTCTAAATCCACAAGATAATATTAATGTTATAATCATAGCAATTATTTTAATTTTTTCATTTGTAGATTTAATATCTTTAGCAATAGCATTTTTAATTTTTAAAAAATACTTTTCATAATCTTCTATTTTATCATATTTTTGGCTATTTTGTTTTTTTATATATTCACTATTGTATATAACTTGTTTTCTATTTTTGCTATCATAACCATATGCTAATATTTTTTTATTATTAACGATTGTTACATTTTGATAAGCAGGGGGTATTTTCATATTTTTAATTTTTTCTAATAATTTTACATCAGTAATTTCATCATTATTTTTATAATATTTAAATCCAGTAGTATAAGAGCCAATGCGTTTTATTTTCATTTGTTTTAACTATTATAAATAAAATATAATTATGATGTTATAAAATGATATAAACATATAATAATATATGTAATCATAAATAGAATATATAATGGCACAACCAAAAAAAGCAGCTCCTACTACTCCTGTACCACCAGTACAAACACAACAACCCGTTTCTCAGCCATCTCTAACAGAAGCAAAACAACAAGTTAAAAAAAATGTTTCTGCTAAGGTAACTACTGATAAACCAGTTGTACTAAAAGATGCTAAACTACCTAAAAGTGTTGCTGTAGTCCCCGATAATGTTGAACAAGAGAATGTTCCTGCTAATACCGAAGAAGCACCCAAGGATAATCTTGTAAGCACTATTATTGAGAAAGTAAACACTCTTTTTGTAAGTTTCAAGGAAGTTCAAGCTCTACTAAAAGTTTTAAGCAAAGAATATGATAAGCAACAAAAAATTATCGAAAAAGCACAAAAGAAACGTCAAAATGCTAAAAATTCACCATCTGGTTTTGCTAAACCCAACAAGATTTCCGATGAATTGTGTGATTTTATCGGTGTTCCCCATGGAACTGAAAAATCACGCACCGATATTACCCGCTTTATCAATACTTATGTGAAAGAACATAATCTCAATAAACCAGAAAATAAACGATTTATTCTTCCCGATGATAAACTTAAAAAAATTCTAAATGTCGGCGATAAAGAAGATATTAATTATTTCATTCTACAAAAATTAATTTCTCATCATTTCCCGCCTTCCGCCAGCAAACAAGCTCAAGCCGCAGCTGCTTAAAAATTAAATTTTAATTAATTTTTTATTTTTTTATATATTTATATAAAAATTGATATAAATACATAACTATTATATAATAATAATATGGATTATTACGATAACGTTAATACTCATGCTGTTTCGGCTTCTTTAGTAGAAGCCTCAGATCCCTCGGATTCTTTAACTAATATAACATTAACTAATAATGGAGGTGTATCACTAAAGACAACAAATAATGTTATTGTAGATTATTTTATGTTATTTATGAGAGACTTAGATATCAATACGAGTTACGATTATTTGGAGAAATGCTGGAAGGAAGACCCAAAAAAAACAATAGCTATTATCTTTAATGGTCGTGACAGGGATAAGGGAAAAAAAGAAAAAAGAGTTTCAAACGACGCTATGTTGTGGTTAAGAAAAAATAAATTTAGTACATATGTTTTTAATATTAGAAAATATGTTGAAAAATATGGGTGTTGGAAAGACCTTAATTATATTGCATATAAGTTAAAGAGTAAGGACCATAATTACGAACTCGGATTATTTGCTGATAAATTAATGGAAGATAAAATAAATTTGGAGAATAATAAAAGTGTTTCTCTTTGTGCAAAATGGGCTTCGAGTGAAAATGATAAGTATGATAAAAGAAGACAATATGCTAAGAAAATTGCTTCAATACTTTATGGAAGTAAGGATATACATAAAATGGAGAAGTACAGAACTGAATACTTGGTACCTTTGAGAAAACAAATTGATATAGTTGAAGCAAAATTGTGTGCTGAAATGTGGGGAGATATTGATTATGAAAAGGTTCCTTCTGTTGCTTCTAATAAATTAAAAAATACATTTCTTAAACATGATGAACAGAGATATAAAAAATATCTTGAAGATGTAAGAAATAATAAGAAAAAAATTAATGTTAAAGGAATTCTTCCACACGAGTTAGTTGCTAATTATATTAAAGATTCTAATGGCGATATTGTAAACTTTGATAATATTGTAGAATGTGAAACTACAGAACTTCAATGGAGAACAATAGTAGAAAATGTTAAAAAGTCTGGAAATTTAAACAATTCTATCTCTATTGTAGATCTTTCAGGGTCTATGTTTCATGCAGCAAATGGAAGCATTCCGGCACAAGTAGCCATTGCTTTAGGCATCATTACAGCTGTATGTTGTCAGGGACAATTTAATAATAAATTAATTACATTTAGTGAAGAACCTGAAATAATTAAATTGTCTGATGTAGAAAATGATATTCCTAAGCTTTTAGATAGTATTAAAATTATCTTAAAAACAAATTATGGATTTAGTACGGATTTTATCAAATGTAATCAATTGATTATTAATTATGCTAATCTGTTTAATGTACCTAAAGAAAATATGCCTAAGAAAATGTTTGTATTTACTGATATGCAGTTTAATAATGCTTCTAATAATTCTCGCAATTTAGAAACAGTATATAAAACTATAATTAAGAAATATAATGACAAAAATTACGATGCTCCTAAGTTTATATTTTGGAATCTTAATTCAGATAGCCGCGAAGTCTTTCCTGTAAATTGCGATACAGAAGGGACCGCAATTATTTCCGGATTTTCAGAACAACTTCTAAAAATATTCATGCTTTACGATGATTTTAAGCCTGAAATAGTAATAAATGAAATTTTAGAACCATATATGAAAGAGGTAATTCTTGGAGACGATTAATGCATTATTAGCAAATGCCTGAAAATGGCAATAATTTATATATTATATATTATTTTTCTATTTTTTATCATTTTATTATACAAATATTATATAAAAAATGATTATTTTCTATTAGAATGTTAATTTACAAAGCAGTATAAAGCTAAAGCCTAACATACTATTATGAACTTTACTGATAAGGATTACATTGCAAATATTGCTAAGTATTTGCAAGGCTATTGTGAACTCAAAAAGTTGAGTGAGATAAATAAGTCGTCTAATATATTTGTTAAAAATGAGACAAATTTCAAAAGTATAGTGAGAGAAAAGAGAAACAAGTATAATTGTGATATGTTAAAATATTATTTAATTAAAAAAATTAGTTATGAGCTTAATAATGATTATAATAAAACAATAAATAAGATTAAGAAAAGTTTTAAAAACTACTACAAAAGTCTTACAGATAAAGAATATTTGTATATGAGATATAAAATAAATGCGTATAAATATACCAATTCAATGAATAAAAGGTGCTTGCCTTATTTAGAAGATATTATTTCATATTATTTTAATGAAAGAAATAAAAATAATTGGTCAAATAAAGATATCCATAAGACATCAATACAAATATCAAAAATTTTATATAATATAATATTATCTATTGACAATAATTATAAATTGAAAAATGAAAATATTCTATTATGGATATCAACAAATAGAATATTTAATTAGAATAAGCGAGGCCACCCATACCGGATAATATTCTAAGAACGTTGTAATTTACAGCATATATATGTATTGAACCTTCGATTTTGGAAGATAATGATAGAACAGCAGTATCTATACGAGACATATTTAAAGTTCCACTTGGTTGATGTTCTTCGGGTTTAATAGCAAAGGAATAAACGTTTATACCTTTGTGGTAATCGTCGGGGGTATTTTCGTGATGTTGATAAGGTTGTACTAAAGAGAAATAATCTCCTTTTCTTTGCGAGAAGCGATCATTGCCGTTAAGCATTATTTTAGCTTGCATAACAGGATTTTCTGAAGCAATATAATCATTAGGTGATGCTGTAGCATCATTCAAATCCAATGGTTTTGCTGTTGAAAAGTTATTCCAATAAACATCAGTGTCAGTTTTTTTAATAGCCCATACAAGTTCTTTACAAGGGTGATTGAAATTCATACGCATACTTTTCATACCATCTTCATTAGCAGAAGCAGTTATATTGTCGGTTCCGGTAAATTGAAGTTGTTCTATTAAATATTCATGAGATAATTGAGCAAATCTTCTGCGTTCATCAGTATCTAAGAATATATAATCAACCCATAATTTTGGAGCGTCGAGAACTATATTAGGACCGGTATAAGTAGAATTTTTTACAGTAGCTGCTTCAAAAGTAGAATTTTTTGTTGATTTATCAATTAAATTAGATTGTGATTCATATTCTACATTAATTTTGACTTCGTGATATTGTAATGCGATTAAAGGTAAAGCGAGACCTACATTGCGGCAAAACCAGAATTCGAGAGGCACATATAATTCATATGATTTTGTTGTTGCAAGTAAAGTACAAGCATTTTCTTTGTTTCCACCAATCATTTTATAATAACCCTCGCGTTTGCCATAAGGAAGAGATAATTCGTTCCATATATATAACCATTCGGAATAATGTTTGTCTATACGTTGGCCACCTATTTCAAGTTCAATTGTTTTTAATAATTTTTGTCCAAAATTAGGAACTAAAGCTACGCTTGCGGTTGAATTATTTTTAATTTTTCCATAGAAGTAAATACGATGTATTAAATCTCCGTTGCGAGTTAACTGAAAAGTAGCACGAGAACCAAGTGAATTGCTTCCGGTAGCTGTTTGTTCTATAGCTTCAATAGCGAAGTTAGTATGACGACGATAAACTACTTTGAAAAAGGTAATTTGAGGATTACCAGTTAAATAAACATCCTGGGCACCATAAGCAACTAATTGAAGAAGACCACCACCCATTTACGCTATATTCTTTATACTATTAGAGGAGAAAAAAAAAAGGAATATTATAGCATTTAACAACATTTATTATTTATAAATTTAGTAATGTAATAAATTATTTAATTAGAATAAGCTAAACCACCCATACCCGATAATATACGTAGTACGTTATAATTAACCGCGTATACATTGAGGTTTTTGGCAAAAGTGGTAGCAGCAAAGATAGTATCTAATTCTAAATTTAGAACAGCAGTATCTATACGCGACATGTTTAGTGTGCCACTTGGTTGATGTTCTTCGGGTTTTAAAGCGAATGAATAAACATTTATTCCGGGGTTAGATGGAATATTTTCGTGATGTTGATAGGGTTGTATTAAGTTAAAGTAAGAACCGGGTCTTGATGAAAAGCGATCATTGCCGTTTAATACAAGTTTAGCACTTTCAATAGGATTTGTAGAAGTTATAGCACTGGTTGGTTTATATAGTTCAGACACAGCACCGGCATAGCCGTTAACTTCAGTAGAATAGTTAACCCAATTTTTATTTTTAACATCTTGATTGGTGTCAAAATCTGAAGAGCAGAACCATACTAATTCTTTGCAAGGATGATTGAAAGATAATTTAGGTTTCATGCTTTTTCCGGTTATAGTTTCGGAACCAGTAAATTGAAGTTGTTCTATTAAATATTCATGTGATAATTGGGCAAATCTTCTGCGTTCATCAGTGTCTAAGAATATATAATCTACCCATAAATTCACAGATGATAATTCAGCAATAGCAGTAGTGGATCCTTGGCATTTAATTTTATCTTCAAATAAAATATTAATTTTAACTTCGTGATATTGGAGAGCAATTAAAGGTAGTGCTAAACCAACGTTGCGGCAAAACCAGAATTCTAATGGTATATATAAATTGGCTTTGGTGAGAGCAGCAAGTGTATTATTAGCTCCTACCATAGTTTTGTAAGCTTCTTTTTTAGGATGAGGTAATGAAAGTTCATTCCATACATACATCCAGTGAGAATAGTGTTTATCTATCTTTTGACCACCTATTTCAATTTCGACATAGTTGATTAAACGAAGGCCGAAATAAGGACATACTGTTCCCGTTGAAGTATAATCAATTATTGATAAATATACACGATGTATTAAATCACCATTTCTTGATATTTGGCAAGTTACGCGATTGCCAAAAGTAGGAGTTCCGTTAAAGGTTTGTTGAATGGCTTCAATAGCGAAGTTAGTATGACGACGATAAACTACTTTGAAAAAGGTAATTTGAGGATTACCGGTTAAATAAACATCCTGGGCACCATAAGCAACTAATTGAAGAAGACCACCACCCATTTACGCTATATTCTTTATACTATTAGAGGAGAAAAAAAAAAGGAAAATATATAACACATTTATTAAATTAGTTAGAATAAGCTAAACCACCCATTCCGGATAATATACGTAATACGTTATAGTTAACCGCGTATATATTAATACCATCGTATGTATAATTGGTTGCTGTTGAACCAGGGTCTTCAGCTTCAATCATTAAGGTGGCAGTATCAATACGAGACATGTTTAGTGTGCCACTTGGTTGATGTTCTTCGGGTTTTAAGGCAAAAGAATATACGTTGATAGGGTTATTAACAGGTACATTGGTGTGATGTTGATAAGGTTGTACGTGAGTGAAATATAATCCTTCTCTAACGGCGAAACGATCATTGCCATTTAATTGTAAAATAGCACTTTTTAAGGGATTTTTGAATTCAGCAGGGTCAACTTGGTATATATAATTGCTTGTTCTACTTAGTGCGTTTTCTTCAGTAACAGGTGATGAGACAAAATTATAATCATACCATCTGTCTTTTTTGAAAGCTCCTTTGCTTTTAGCAACCCAAATTAATTCTTTACAAGGATGATTGAAGTTTAATTTAATTCTATTAGTACCTTTATTAAGAGTTTCTGAACCAGTAAATTGTAATTGCTCGATTAAATATTCGTGTGATAATTGGGCAAATCTTCTGCGTTCATCAGTATCTAAGAATATGTAGTCAACCCATAAAGATGCGTTAGTTATATTAGCTATATTATCAGCAGTAGTGCCTGATAAAATACAATTGACCTTAGATTCAAATTCTATTTTAACTTTAACTTCGTGATATTGTAGAGCTATTAAAGGTAATGATAGACCTACGTTGCGGCAAAACCAGAATTCTAATGGTATATATAGAGTACTATCTCTGGTTGATAATATATCTTTATCGGCACCTACCATAGTTTCATAAGCATATCTTTTGCCTATAGGTAAAGATAATTCATTCCATATGTATAACCAATCAGAATAATGTTTATCTATTTGTTGACCACCTATTTCAATAACAACAGATTTAATTAAACGAAGACCTAAGAAGTTGACATATGAGTCGGTAGCAGTAGTACCAGTTCTTTTTGGCACGGAAACTTGTAAATACATGCGGTTAATTAAATCGCCATTGCGTGATATTTGACAAGTTACAGTATTTCCATATCCTACATTTCCGTTAAAAGTTTGTTGAATAGCTTCCATAGCGAAGTTAGTATGACGACGATAAACTACTTTGAAAAAGGTAATTTGAGGATTACCGGTTAAATAAACATCCTGGGCACCATAAGCAACTAATTGAAGAAGACCACCACCCATTTACGCTATAT